ACCGATGACACCGGAGAGCGCCCACCATCCGCTGCGCTTCCCAACGAACAGGGTGTTGTAGAGAGCGACGATGGCGGTGATCGGTTCGGCGTCGCCGATGTCGACGAAGTTGAGTGCCGGCCACGTCGAGAAGTCGAACCCGAGGTCGGACACCTCGGAGAACCACAAGCGGTAGGGGACCGTGGAGTCGATGCCGACGCAATGGAAGCCCCATCGCCGAATGAAGCTGAACGTGGAAGGGGTGGTGACCGAAACGCTGGTGAGTGTGGAGAGAACATGCTGGTAGAGGTCGCCGTCGACCAGGGCGTAGACGTTGTCGGTGTCGTAGGGAACGAGGGTCACCCAGCCAGCTGGAGTGCCCGGATAGGCGTCGAACTGTTCGCAGGTGACGGTGCCGGTCGCTTCGAGGGTCGAGAGGTCGCCCATGTAGAGAGTGTCGGCGACGACGAACAGGTTGGGGCCGATCACCGCGAACCCCTTGGGGCCGCCAGCGACAGGGACGACGATCGGATCGCCGAGCGGGTCGAGCACCTGCACCTGCTTGAGTCCCCACCGCGGGCCGATCAGCCCGCTGGGGTAGGTCTGCACGTTGGTGCCGAACCACGAGCCCTCGGGGGCGATCGTTGGGTCGATCCGGCCGGCATGCCCACCGAGCCAGGACTTGAACCGGGGGTAGATGTCGGCCACGTCAGACCCAGCCGCCAGGTCGCACGCGAGGGATGATCGTGCCGGTCGATCGGCGCAACGAGCTCCGCATGCGTCGGATCCAGTTCGCCGCCTCGATGTCGGCCACTTCCTTGGCCGAGCGCGAACCCTTCTCGGGGGTGACGAGCAGGCCGACAGCGATCGCCACCACAGCGCCGTGCCACTGGTCGGGGAGTAGCGGGGTGTCGGCGTCGTCCACGAGTTCGAGCGTGGTGCGGTAGTAGCCGAGGCGCGCCGTGTAGGCGGCGTCAGGGGTGGGGGTGAACACGACGGAATCCCCGTCGATGGCGTAGCCACTGGGGCGGCCGGTCATGGTCGGGTCGGCGACGAAAGCCGAGATCGCCGACACCTCGACGAGCTCGGTGCGTCCACTGGTCGCGCCGATGAGCACGATCGTTCCCTTGGCCTTGCGGAAGTCGGTCGGCAGGGCGTAGGAAGTGGTGCCGGCAACCAGCGTGAGGGTGGCGCTCGTTTCGAGCCACGGCCACATCGCCTCGCCGTCGATCTGTTGGAGCGCCTGGTTGACGACATCGTCGATCAGGGCCGGCGTGATGAGTTGGTCGCCGGTGGCGACCCCGGCGCGCCGGCGCACCTTCTCCCGGTAGGCGTCGAGCCTCATGCGAGGCCCGCCTTACGAACCTCGAACTGGAAGCGCTCGGTGTGCTCCATCATCGTCTCCACTGCCCGGTCCATCTTGGCCTGCTCGATCGCTTCGTTGTGCCGGTACAGGTTGCCCAACGGGTCCGTGCGTCGGGTGTCTCGAGCCATCAGCATGTCGATCACGCGCTCGTCGAGCGGGTCGGCGGTCGGGCGGCGGCACACGAGGTGGTGACCGCCTCGTTCGTCGTCGCGCCACACCTCCCACTCGCTGGTGTGTTCGTTCAGCACGAGCGAGAGCCGGTCGTCGCCTTCCCACCCACGGGAAGGGTCGCCGAACCGCAGCTTGTCGGCCAGCTGGCCGGGACTCGTGCCGAGATCGGACCACACCATGTGGCCGCCGATCGTTTCGGGGTGGACGAGTCCGATGGCTGTGTTCTCACGCACGGAACGAGATCCTCCTGGCTGGTGGGGCGCCCCCTGTCGAGGTGCCCCACCCGCGATCGTAGACCGCGGGTGGGGCGCTCATCGACCTGCTCGGGCTCAGGAGTCGGTGAGGTCAGCGATCACGGCGTGGGCGCCGCGGTTGTCGGTGAACGGCTGGGCGTACAGGAACAGGGTCGCCTCGTAGGCGTCCTTGCCCGAGACACGGGAGAGCACGGTGCCGTCCTCTTCCATGAACTCCCAGTCGCTCGCGCGCTGGAACTCGAGGCGCTTGCTGCAGACACCCCACGCCTTCGTGGTCGGGGCGTCCTTGTCGTACACCAGCGACACGGACGAACCGCCACGGCGGCCCTGGCCGGCGGCGCTGATGTCGATGCCTTCGTACCCGCCCTTGAGCTTGTTCGTGTTGAGGAACCGACGGTCGCTCAACAGGTCGGACGACACGGCGCGGTGGATGCCGGGGGTGGTGATCCACAGGTCGATGTCGTCGCCAGAGGCCAGGCTGGCGTCCTGCCAGGTCTTGGTGAACAGGTCCTCGGTCGCCGCACGAGGGGTGCCGCCGTTGGCGTTCGAGGTGGACACCCAGCTGGGGTAGCTGGCCGGGTTGACCGTCAGGTAGACACCGCTGGCGGCGATGATCTTGGCGAGGCCGTCCATCTCTTCGTCCTTGGAGCCCTGCCGGTACAGCTTGGCGCCGTTGGAGACGGTCACTGCCGTGGTGAGCTCGATGGCGGTCGAAGAGACGGAGTCGATCACGACGGCAGAAGCCTGCAGGGTGCCGCCGTTGTAGATGTCGACGATCATGTTCTTCGCCAGCTGGCGCAGCTGGGTGGACGAGAGCGACACGGTGAGGGTGGCGTCGGCGGTGGTGCCGGCGGTGAGGGTGCAGAGGGCGCCGGTGCCGTCGCCGTACAGCTGGCGGTTCACGTCGTTCTTGAGGTCGGTGACCACGTCGCGCGTCTCGCGCTCGAGGGGCCGGGCGAAGCCACCGCGGTTGCTGTTGACCGAACGCATGAGCGGGCCGCTGATCTGGATGCGGCCGTAGTTGTACGCCAGGGTGTTGGCGATGTTGACGTGGGTGCTGTTGCCGGCGTCGGGCAGGGTGCCACTCTCACCGCGAGCACCGATGCCCTGGTGGCGGCCGACGCGGATGTCGGCGATGACCTGGCGGCCCTCGACGCGGTCGGACGAGGATTCGATCTGCGAGAGCAGGAACACCTCATCGTTGAGGGTCTTGCGGACGCCGGGAAGGTAGTAGTCCTTCAACAGGGCATCCATCGTGGTGCGGGTACTGGACATGGGGCGACTCCTTCGGGAGACGAAACGAGGTGAACGGTGGCTTGCGTTTCGGCTGTCCCTGCACCTGGCAGGCGCTTCGGGGTCGGGTGTCGCTCCTGGCGCATCCGATCAGAGGGGCGGGCTTCTCGTTCCTGACGAGGGATGCCCTGTTGTGGGGAGGCTAGCTCATGGCGTTGCGACTGGCGAGGAACTCGCGTGCGCTCTTGAACGCATCGTCGAGCGTCTCGGGTTCCTGGCGATGCACGCCGGCGGTGCCCTCGACGGGCGGGGGGCCGCTGGGCGCCTGGGGCGCCTTGGACGCGATGAACCTGTCGATGATCTGCTGCTCGTGCTGGCGGTGCGCTTCGAGCGCCTTGGCGATGTCGCCGCCCGTTTCGTTCGACGCACGCCAGAGCACGTTGTGGCCCTCGATCGAGTTGGGCTCGATCCCGGCCTTGCGGATCTCGTCGTACACCCCAGCGATCATCTGCTCCATCTCGGCGACGCGCTGCTGGCGCATCGTCTCGGCCTGCACGATCTGCTGCACTTTCTCGACGGTGATCTGCTCTTCACCCTCGAAGAGCCGATCCATTTCGGCGTTGCCTTCCGGGGTCGCGGTGCCCTCTTCCAACGTGGAGAGCACACGCTGGGCGATGGTCTGCATTTGCTTGGCGGCCTCGTAGGGGTCATTCAGCCAGGCGCCGGCGAGGTCGGTCCAGACGGCGCGGTCGTCGTCCTCGTACTGATCGAACACCGAGTAGCGGTCATCGGTTGCCGGTTTTGCCAGCTGTGCTTCCTCGAGCTCCCGGGCGCGGGTGCGGTACTTGGCGGCCTCGGCCCGGATCTTCTCGACGTAGTCGCGCTGGAACAGTTGGGTGCCGTCGGGCATTTCCAGCGGGTCGGGCTCCGATGCCGGCGGCGCGCCGGCGGGCGCGCCGACAGGTTCCGGGGGGGCGACCGGAGCGGACTCCTGGGTGGGCGTGGTGGTGGTCGATTCTCCCGAGAGATCGCTCATGCTGTTGGCATTCCTTCCGGTTGCCCGGCGCCCTCCTGGGGCGGCGGGGGTGGCGCTTGGGTGTTGGGCTGCTGGGCGCCGGCCAGCAGGTCAGGAGGCAGCACGGGTGTTGCTGCGGAGGGAATGAGCGCCGCCATCGGCCCGGCAGCCTGGGAGGCGACAACCTGACTGGCAGCCTGGCCGGCGGCAACGTTCTCGTGGGCGGCGAGGTGCTCGACGAACAGGTTGCGAACCTCGTCGGGGAGGTGCTCGAACCGTTCGGACTTCATAAAGTCCCGGTGGACGTTGAGGTGGTTGGCGTGGTCGTCGATGAGGTCGGCGAGCCGGGCGTGGCCGACGGCCAGGTAGTAGTTCTCGCGCCGTGCCCGCGCCGTGTCGGGGTCGATGCCTTCGATGAGGTCGTCCTGGTCGGGGAGGTCGGCGATCTTGGCGAGCGACTGCGGATCCTTGATGACCCCGCGGTCGTACAGCTGCATCGCGTAGGCGGCTTGCGCCGCACGCGACCGGGGGAGCACCGCATCGAGTGGTACCTCGGCGAAGGTTTGCCCCATGAGGTCGCCGCCGGTCCACTCGACCACCTCGGGTACCCCGCCGTGAACCTTGATCGTGGCCTTGCGCGTTTCCCTCACATATCGCTCGACCAGCCGCAGCACCATCGAGGCGACACGCGCCCAGCATTCGCCGAGCTCCTTGGCGAATGCGCCGATCGGGGTGTCGTCGTTCTCGGAGAGGATTCCGAGGGCGATGCCGGATTCGACGCCGGCCGGGGCGACGCCGCGGGAAACATCGTGCTGGCCGAGCGCGTCGTCGAGCGTTTCACTCAGCATGGATGGCTGCCGGATCCACCAGTCGGGCATCGCTGGCGGCGACTCGTAGGTGGGCCGCAGGTTGCCGATCGGGTTGTATTCGACGGCCTCGCCGGGGGTGTCGGTGAGTTCCTCGATGTCGTCGACCGACCCCATCGGCACCCACAGGCGGGCGTTGCCGGCCTGTCGCAAGTGCTCGATGATGCTCGACCAGCTGGCGTTGTAGAGCGCCTGGATGTTGACGGCATCGGTGACGGGGGTGTGCCCGAGCCATGTCCCGTGGAGTGGCTGGACGATGGCGGTCGCGATGTTCAGTCGATCAGAAAACGGGAAGTACCAGGGCTTTTCGTCCACGATCTGATCGCCGACAATCGTGACGATCCCCCCGGGGTCGTCGCCTTCGGGGCGCTGGAACAGGGTGTAGACCATCGTGAGCGACGTGTCGGCGCGGTCGGACCCGGACTCGCCGAGTCGGTACACGCCATCGACTGTTCCCGCATCAGCGAGCGGTTCCTTCGACATCTTGAAGCGGCGCTGCACGTCGCGCGACGGGAACGCCTGCCCGCGGATCCACCAGCTGGCCGTTTCCACATCACGCGACCCGGGCTCGCATCCCACCTCATGCACCGACAGCACCGACACCTTGATGTCGCCGGTCTTGGCGCCGCTCTCGTCCAGCTGGGTGCCGGCGGTGAAGTCCCATTCGACACAGAGGGCACCGACACCACCCTCCCAGGTCGTCCAGGCGTGATCGTTGCGCAGCCGTTCCCAGTTCTGGCGGCGATGAATGTCGACCAGCGCCGCCTCGGCCGTCCTGCTGGCCCTGGCCGCAGCGTCATCGGCAGTCGTCGGCGGCACGTCGAACATGAGCGACCGGCGCATCAGCTTGGCGATGACACGCCGGGAATCGGGGCCGATCTTGTTCACCGTTGCCCGTACGCGCTCTGGCGCTCGGGGTGCTTCCTCGAGCTGGCCGGTGCTCTTGTTCCAGAACACCCACTGCTTGTTGCGCATGAACGAATGGTTCAAGGCCGCCTGCTGGCGTTCGGTCGACAACGAGCGGTGCGCCCGGTCCCACCGCTCGCGCACCTCGGCGGCGGTGATCTTCGTCGACTGTTCCTGTGTGGCGGCGACCATCGGTTCCATGTCGGATCAGAGTCCTTCGATCTGGCGGGCGGGCGGGCGGGCGGGGCGCTCGCCGGCGGGGTCGGCGTCGAGTACCCGAACTTCGCCGGCATGCTTGGCGATCGCCAGGTGGGTGAGGTGGGAGCGCTCGACCCGAGCCGTTTCGAGCGCGCGCTGATGGATGACCAGCAGGTGAGCGAAGAGTGCCGCCTGAACGACGGCCATCACGGCAAGAACGACAACGGGGGCGGTCACTTGGATGCCGCCTTCTTGGCTGCTGCCTTCTTGGCGGGCTGCTTCTCGATCGGCTCGACGATGTCGGCATCGGTCAACGGCTCGAGCCCCTCGACAGACTCGAGCGTCCCTTCGCCCTCGACGCCTTCATCCTCGACCGCCGGGACCGGCACGAGCACGACCACCCCTTCA